TGCGTGGTCAGACTGTTATGGTTAACGCGACAACCGAAGGTACACAGCAAATTGATACGACAATCACCCCTGGTGCTTGCGTGAACGAAGCTGCTGCGATTGATACCCTGATGAACATCGTTATCAACTTGTTCAACAACACTGCCGATCCTCAAGGGTATCTCGACGGCATTACCAGAACTCTGCCTCTGGAATGGCCAATGACTGGCGATCGTGGCGTTGAGCGTGACCTCACGGTTACTTACGCAACTGATGACAGCGGAACTTGCGTAGCACAAGCTTCTACGATTACTACCCTCTGGGATATTCTGATTAACACTATCGATACTGCTGCTGCAGGTAATGGTAGTCACCTCACGACCATTACTAGAACAGTTCCTGTAGAAAACAATACCGTCTACGCGGCAGGTACTTGCTACAACGTTCTTTCTGCTTCCAACACTCTCTTCGATATCCTCCTTGAGACTCTCGGTAAGGGTACCAGACAATATGATCAGACTGCTCGCATTCTCCTGTATAACGATACGTACATCAGATACGAAGCATTTGAGCAAACATTGTCCCAGTATCCTGGATATCAAGGAAACATTGAGTTTGCAGATCCCATCATTAAGGCAGTCATCTATGATTTTGTCACCGATGGCAATGCAAGAGTAACTCAACTTACAAATAGCTGGTTCGACTCTGAAGCAAACTTCATCGCATTCCCTGGAGTCTTTAGAACTCGCCTGGTTTATCACGCACAACGCCTGCGTGATCATATGAGTGCGGTTATTCGCCAGAATGCTCCCAACCCTGGTACCTGGTCTAATCAACCCACATATACCGATAGAGAGCTTCGTGCAACCGAAACTTCTGTTCATAAACTCAATCAACTGTTCCACCTGATTCTGACTGCTCTACAGCGTTCTCAGTATCCGTCCGCGTACATTAAGTACACCTTCGACGCAGGTGTTGCAGTCTCTGGTAATGGTATTGATGTTACCTCCCATCCGTTTGAGGCATATGACAAGGTTAAGTACGTCGTTCTCGGATCTGCAATTCCTGAGTTGAATCGTGAGTTCTACTACATCCACCCGTCTACTACTTCCACCAAGATCTACTTGGCAGAATATATTGACGGTGAAGCACTCACCATTACCCCAGGTGTAGTTGGTCAGATTCATACCCTAGAAGTCTTCAGAGACACTGGTATTGAGCGTGTAACTACCACATATGGTGATCGCGACGTTCCTACACCTATTAATGGTGGATTTAACCTCGCAGACGTTATCTACGGTGTTACCACTGGATCTTACGCTGAAATTGTTCGCGTACAAGATAACCTGGCAGACATTATGTACCAGGTCAAGTACCTTGAACTGAATAACTTTAGTGCTGCCAATGTCGGTGGTGCTTCCTTCGCGAACGGCGAGGCAATCGTTGTACAAGGTGCTACCGCAAATACAGGTGTCATCCTTGCAACCGATAATGCAACTTATGTCAAGATCCTGTCTCCCCAAGGCACATTCTCAGGTACGCTTGAGGGTACAACCTCTGGTGCAACTGCAGACTATGTTTCTGAGCACGACAGAATCTTGGTTAACTTCCGCCAGGGCGAATTCATCGCGACGGACAAGATCTTCTCCTTTAATACCCCCTCTAAGGCAAATGCACTAATCGTTAGAAATAACAATGGTGCTTTGATCGACAACCAAAACGGTCGTATCACATATGATATTGAAACTGTTACGGGTGAGTGGGCACCTGGTGATGTCATCTACGGTTCTGTTACCGATCAAATCATTGAAATTGAATCGTTTGTTACCCTCCCAGATTTCGGTGAGTATGTACACGGTAGAGACATCACAAGATTGACTTATGGTTCTCTGATTACTGATACGGGTGTAAGTGACACATTCCTCGTGGGTGATACTCTCCAGATCCTCTCTGGTGGTATTCAGATCGGTTGGACAGCAACTGTTACCGAATTGGATACGGATAACAACTACGTTTATATCGCGAACGAGACTGGAGCACCTGAGGGTGTAACCATTAGCGATATTGCATCCAATTCCAACTATACGCTCGCGAAGATTCCTCCTGGATCCCTGTTCCCGTCCGTATATACACAGGTTGGTGCTGTTACAATTACGCCCACATCGGCATACGGTAAGATCGCTAAGATCTCCCAGTTTGGTACTCGCGCAGTTCTGCATTTGGAAGGCACCCAGGGTACATTCCAGAAGAATGCTCAGATCATTGGTGACAATGGATTCCGTGGTGCCTGTTCGCAAGCAAGATTCCTCCGTGGTCGCGTTGCTCGTTACTTCAGGGGTTTCGACGGTGTTCAGACGAACTTCAAACTAACTCAGGATAACGGCACTGCATACTTCCCCGATCCCGCAGGTCATATGATGATCTTCGTGAACGGTATCCTCCAACCTCCTGGTGCAGACTACGCTTTCACAGCGTTCTCGGACAATATCCAGTTCACTGAAGCACCTGCAGTTGGTTCCACCTTCCACGGCGTCTATATGGGCAAACTGCGTCAGTTGGATGACATCTCGTTCGACTTCGACTCGCTGCGTAACTCCTTCAACCTGAAACTTGGTGGTGTGTTCTACTCGCTGACTCTGACTGACGGTGTTCAGTCCAACACGATCAGACCTGAGAACAACATCATCTGTCAGTTGAACGGTGTTATTCAGGAACCAGGAATCGGTTTCGAGATCGTTGGTTCTAGAATCATCTTCTCTGAGATTCCTCGCGCAGGTTCGACCTTCGTTGCCTTCTCCTACATCGGTTCTGACGTTGACGTTATCGCGGCAACAGTCGTTCCCCCGATCGAAGCTGGTGACGAACTGATCATCGAAGGTGAAGAAGAGAACAGAACAGTCGCTCTGATCGAATCTTCCAACTCTCTGATCACATTTGAATACTCTGGTGCAGTTCAGGGTCGTGGTGCTCAAGCACTTGCAGAGATTACACGCGGGCGCGTAACCGAGGCAATTCTTACTGGTTCTGGTGATGGTTACAGCGACAGACCTCAGGTTGATGTAATTTCTTCCTCTGGTTTTGGTGCTCGCATCAAGGCACTGGTTGGTCTCGCACGTATTGACGTGAAGAACGCTGGTCAGGGTTATGCACTTCCCACTGTTCAGGTCAATACAACTGTTCCTGATAATTTCCTTGGTCCCACGGGTCCTGCAGTTAACGGTGGTATTGATATTTACGATCCCAACTTCATTCCTGTTGACACTGGCACTGGCACAATTGAGAATTTCATCTCGATTCTTCAACAACCCGCTAGCGTCACCGTCAACCAGGGTCAAACAGCACTCTTCGCGGTTGCAGCAAAGGTTACCATCAGCAATATCGTTTCCTACGATGTTCTGGTTCAGAATAAGAGTGTCAACCACCCCTATTACAATGAAGGAAGTGGTAAAGGTTATTCTCTGGAGGGCGGTCAGTTCTCTGAGAACACCGAGGCACCGATTCTCACATTTGTTAAGGGTGCTACCTACAGATTTAATCAAACTGAAGCATCCAACGCTACGCACGCGATTTACTTCGCGACTAGCGAAGATGGTTATGGTGGTAGTGATCGTTATGACACTGGTGTTGAGTACAGACTCAACAATGCTGTGGTCGAAAATTATGAAGCGTATGTTGCTGGGTTTGATACCGCTACACAGCGTAGCGTTACCATCACGGTTGCTAACAATGCACCTAGCACTCTCTACTACGCCTGCGCGAACCATCTCAAGATGGGTAACGTCATCAACGTCGGCACTGGAAGTCTCGCTTATCAGTGGCAGAAGAAGGAGTATGGCACTAACACCTGGACTAACATCCCAGGCGCTACAAACAACTCCTACAGCACTGGAGAGACCTCTCAGGGCGACGACAGAGATGAGTATCGCGTCGGTATCACATCACCTGGCGCTGTACCGCTCCTCTCGCAGGCAGCAGTCCTCAACGTCAACGTTGGTGCTACCGTATTCGCATCGTTCACACCGACACAGATCTTTGACGACAACTAAATAGTAGAAAAGTCAAATGGCGGCAAACGGATCTTACAATCCAGCAACGAAAGTGTTAACAGTCACGGGGGATGGTTTACCCAACCCCGTGGGCTATGGTACCTTCCCGAATGACAATAACCCAAATACAGTTACTGCTTACAACTTCTCCCATCAATTCACTTACAGAGGTGGAGAGAACACGTCTAATAGTGGTTCTTTCGGTTTGGGTATTGTTGGTATCGCTGCAAACGGCGTTGCCTTTTTTAACCCTAGTGCTGGAGCAGGTGGTAACCCACCACAAGGATTTTCCTATGTGGCAGCAGGCACTAATGCTGCTATTAGCTTTGGAGAAGATAATTGCGGTGGTCATCCTGAGCAAACTGGTCAGTACCATTATCACGACAGTCACTTCTTAGAATGTTGGAATGCTAATTCAATTATCACCACTTACAATGACTACTATGGTACTTCTCAGTACAATGGTGATAGTCTCCGTCATCCCGATGGTCACTCGAAGATCTTAGGTTTTGCATTTGATGGGTATCCTGTTTATGGACCCTGGGCATATAGTGATCCCAATGACAACACATCATCGGTTGTCAAAATGCAGTCTGGTTATCAAGTAAGAACTAATGAGACACCAGGAAGACCTGCATATGGACCTCAGTATCCTGCGGGTGTGTTTATGCAGGACTATGAATATATTGGTGGTGAAGGAAAACTAGATACACATAATGGTAGATACAGTGTTACTCCAGAATTTCCTAGCGGAACCTGGGCATACTTTCTCACTGTAGATGAAGACAATAATCCCGTATTCCCATTCATCTTTGGTACCACATCTAAAGAAGCATTATCAATTCCAGAAAATGATGGATTCAATCCCATCGTTGAAGGCGGTGGAGAAGGTGGTGAAGAAGGTGAAGGTGGTGCAGAACCACCATCTCTAGTCATTACCAATCAACCAACAAATGCCACGGTATCTTCTGGCAATGTACAAACATTTACCGTTTTGGCAGAGATTCAACCTGAAAATGGTCCTATTGGATATCAATGGCAGGTATCTACCGATGGCGGATTTGCTTGGGCAAACATTCAAGGTGCAACTAGCAACGTCTTAACTATTACTGCTCTGGCATTTATGACGGGGTATCGTTATAGAGCAGTCTTGACAGGACCGATTGGTGCACCTGCTGCTCAAAATTCACCCCTTTCATCAAACCTTGCAATCCTTACCGTAACTGGTAGTGGTACTCAGATCGATTATTCTGCAATTTTGAAGTGGGATAACGATATTGGTAAGTATGATATGACTCAAGTTGAGTTTGATAGGGACAATAATAACCCAGACTTTACTAGGTCAAATCTATTCTTTGACAACACGTCAGAAAACTTTGATATGACATAAATACAACTGTAGAAAAGACCCCCAACTATGGCAAAGCAGAACATAAATGTCGGTGTATCCGCGAATGACGGAACAGGCGACACTTTAAGAGACGGTGCTATTAAGCTAAACAACGTCATCAATGAGTTGTACTCTCAACTTGGTGACAATACTAACCTGCAAATCAGCGTCGGGTCTCCCTCTACCAATCAAGTCCTGAAGTGGAATGGTTCGGTTTTCACTGAGGGTCAACTTGCGCTGTCAAACCTCACAGATGTTAACGTTGCGGGTTTGGTAAACGGTCAGGTATTGAAGTGGAACGATGCTAATGCACGTTGGCAACCTGGCGATGATCTTCAAGGTGGTGGTGAAGGGGGCACTGCCATCACGAACCTGTCGAACAATGTTGCTAATGATGTAGTCATTAGTGCTCACTTTTTGCCTAATAGCGATAGTACATATGACCTGGGTTCTTCTTCACTCAAGTTCCGTGACCTCTATCTTAGTGCCGCAACTATTTGGTTGGACGACACTGGTCTTTCTACTGATAACGTAACTCAAGAAATCACTCGTCAGAAGAGACAGCAGCACACAGTACAATCTATTGATACTGGTGCAACTCGTACCATCTCGTCGAAACTTGCTTCCGAAGACTCTACACAAGAAGAGAAGTTCCGTGTTCGCTTTGAAGCGATGAAAGCGGATACCAAACTTACTATTAAAGATTCTACTGGTACAGAAATTGAAGTTGGTTTCATTGACTTCACTGCAGAGAATGGTCCTGCTCGTGGTTTTATCCGTGTTGCTGCAGTTGGTACTGCTAATCAGTCTACTGAACTGAATGTCACCAATCCTCTGCACATCACTTCTAAGAACCGTATTGTTTCCGAAGATGAGGCAGGTAAGATCGACCTTGGTGGTCAGGGTCTGAACTTTGGTGCTGGTCGTGAGATGAAGATCGACGAGGACGGCATTCTGGAACTGCCTGCTAACAGTTCTATCCGTTTCGGTGATGTGACTTCTAGCAAAATTATTGGTGTTGATGGTGACGGTAACCTTGATCTTGCTGCTGGAACTGATATTCGTTTTGGTGGTGATGCAAGCAAAGCACTTAAGTTTGATGCCAATGGCAACCTTGAGGTTCCTGAGAGTGCGGAGATTCGCTTCGGTTCTGGTGGAACTAAAAAGATTTCAATGGATGCTTCCAACAACTTGGAACTTCCTGATAGTGCAGAAATTAAAATTGGTACCAAGCGTATCAAGATTGACACCGATGGTGAAATCCAAGTTGCAAACGATGGCAGCACATTTGTTGATGTTGACAACGGTTTCCGTCGTCAAATAAATAATGCACCTGTCGGATCTTCGATCATCAAAGGTCACGACAATTCGACTATTCACCAACCTTCTCCTGCACTTCTGTATAGATTCAGTGCTGTAGGTAGCACTAACTATACGGTCCAAGGACCTGGACTCCCTGGACCTGGCGCGTCTGATCCCACACTGATTCTCTATCGTGGATTCACATATGTTTTCCACAATTTGTCTGGTGGTGCTCACCCCCTGAGAATCCAATCAACTACAGGTTTAGGTCAAACTGCTTACACGACTGGAAAATCTGGATCTGAAACAGGCGTTCAAACCTTTACTGTTCCCCTAGATGCACCTAATACACTGTATTATCAGTGCACCATCCACAGCGGAATGAATGGAACCATCGACATCAGATAATAAATGGCAAGAGTTGTACCAGGATCGGGAGCAGTCATTGAACCCGTTTTTAACAGTACGTTTGGTGTAAAAGACGTATATGTTATTAACGGGGGAACTGGTTATGTTCAAGCAGATCCCCCAGAATTAAAGATCGGTAATTGTGGTACCCCAATCCGTGAGGCAATTCTTGAACCAGTTATCAGGAATGGTCAAATTGCTGCTGTAAAGGTATTGGATCCTGGATCGGGTTACGATCCTTTCAGAGTTAAGATTGAAACTGAAGGTTCTGGTTATGGCGCTGTTGCGAAGGCAATCTTGTATGAACAGGATGAAATTGCACCAGATGGCAGTTTGATTGCACCTGCTGGTTCAATCCAGTACATCCAAATGCTGTCTAATGGTGATCAGTATTTCACCTCACCAACAACAGCAGTAATTGAAGGTGGTGGTGGATCTGGTGCTGAACTGCGTCCCGTTACAGGTCTTGTAACAGGTCTCTCTTTGGAAGCAGCTGGAGAGAACTATGAAAATGGTGACATCAACCTAATCATCTCTGGAGGCAACGGACAAGGTGCTACAGGCGTTGCTGACGTTGACGAGTTCGGTATTATCAAAAGTATTAATATCTCAAATCCTGGCGAGTATTTCAAAACACCCCCTGTTGTTTTGCTTAATGGTGGTGGCGGTGGTGGAGCCAGAGCACAAGCTAATGTTAATCTTGGTGCCATTACAGGTATTGATATTCTGGATCCTGGTGGTGGGTACTCTAGTACACCTCAAGTTATTTTCACCAGAAAAACTGACCTGATCAAGAAATCAAGAAATCGTCAGTCTTTTAACTCATACTTATATAATCTAACTGGTCTTATTGCACCCGTTGGTATTGCTGATGATGTTGTTTATGTTGAGACCACTGCTCCGTATGCTGGATCTGGTAAAATCCTGATCGGTAACGAAGTTATTCGTTATACAGGTAAGACTCCAACATCATTTACTGGTTGTGATAGAGCAATCAACTTCCGATATGATCAAAAGGTAACTCTAGACAATCTTGCTAATGATCCTGTAACTGGAGTATCAGATTACACATTTAATGTTGGTGACCGTGTTGTTAGAACATCTGAAAGTTCTGGTAACAAGATTGCTCGTGTTTATGACTGGAGACCTGAAGAGAAAGCACTCTTCCTAGTATTTGAAGTTGACGAACTGGCATTTATTGATGGTGGCAATTCTAGCATCACTTCCCAGGTCATCGACTTTAGTGGTGGTATTGCAACATCTACACAAACAGGCGTTGAACCACACCGTTTAGTTGAATCTATTGGCGATGAAATTGTTCAGTTGACCGATCCTATTGGTCTGATTCAGGACCGTAAGTTTGAAGACATTGCCGAACTTGATGGTGAAGGTGATGGAATTCCTGACCTGATCAACTTAAACACAGACTTTGAAGGCGAGATCAACCTCGATGGTGGTATCGCTGTTTCTTTGTATGGTATTGAAGAGACACTTGGTGGTCAGAATACCTCTCTGTTCCAAGTTGGTGATCAGATGACTGATGCATCACTTCCTCCAAAGTCCCCAACAGTATCTGTTGCTGGTGCACTTGGTGACGGTAACGCACACCCAGCAACCATTGAGTTTACCTTCAGATCACTCAACAACCAATACAACTTCTCCGTTGGAGAAACGGTAACTGGTAGTTTGAGTGGTGTTACTGCAACTGTAGTTTCCTGGAACTCGGCAACTAAAAAACTTGTATGTGATACCCCCGTAGCAAACCTGGGCAACTATCTTTGGAATAAAAATGAAACCATCGTTGGGGGTTCTACAAGTGCTTCTGGCGTGATTCAATTCATCAACTATCCGTCCCAAATCAGAAACGAACCTGATTAACACCTTATAAATAAAGAGAAGGCAGAAACTGTCCAATGGCACTACTTACCGACCAATTTAGAATTTTCACCGCAGAACGTTTTATCAAATCTCTGGAAGGTCCCGACACCACTCAGAGTGATATTGCTGCTGGTGCGAATAGAGATCGTCTTTATGTTTTCATTGGACGCCCTCAGGAATGGGATAACGAGAATAATCCCCCTACACCAGTTGACTCTTTTCAAGAGTTCTCTGACTCGTATGACGATATGATCTCGATGAAGCGTGTTCTTGCGAATGACGCTATCCAAGTTATTCGTCGTATTGACTGGATTCCTCCTGAGCAAACCACTGGTGGTTTGGGTTATGTGTACGATATGTATCGTCACGACTACTCTTCCTCTAAGACTGCATCTTCTGGTGCTACAAAACTATATGACGCTGACTTCTACGTGGTGAACTCCTCGTATCAAGTCTATAAGTGCATTTACAACGGTACCTCTCCTGCTGATCCCAACGGTAAGCCTTCCACTGTTGAACCGACTGGTACCTCTACTTCCATTATCACAACCGCTGATGGTTATCGCTGGAAGTATATGTACACCATCCCTGTGGGTCAGGTGCTGAAGTTCTTCTCGGCAGACTATATGCCTGTCTTGATTGACACTGCAGTCCAATCTGATGCTGTTGGTGGTGAGATTGATACTGTTGTTATTCAGTCTTCTGGTTCTGGTTACAACAATGGTACATACGAGAACGTACCGCTTAAAGGTGATGGCACTGGTGGTCGTATTTCTATCGTTGTTGACGGTGGTAAGATCGTCTCTGCTACTGTCACATCTGGTGGATCCAACTACTCCTTCGGTAAGATCATCATCGACGAAGTGAACGGTATTGGTGCTGGTACTGGTTCTGGTGGTGCTATCGACGTTATCATTCCTCCGAAAGGTGGTCACGGTTCTTCCCCCCAAATCGAGATGGGTGGTTTCCGTGTAATGATCAACACTAAGTTCACCTACTCTGAAGGTTCTGGTGACTTCCCAACTGATAACGACTATCGTCGTATCGGTCTGGTTCTGAACCCTCTGAAGTATGGTACTGAAGAATTGGCAGACGCAATTACTTTGTCTGCTACTAACGCTGTGATCTTCTCGCCCGATTTCACAGGTTCGTTTAACACTGACGAAATTATTACACAGACACGTACTGTGGGTGGTCAACAGGTTACTGCACGAGGTCGTGTTGTTTCCTGGAACTCTGTCACAAAAGTTCTGAAATTCTATCAGAACAGAATTGACGGTATCTTCCCCGAAATCTCTGGTAACAAGGTTGAGTTCTCAGGTGGTAACACCATCGTGGGTTCGGGTTCTGGTACGTCTGTTGACCCTGACATCAACTTCCCAGTTGTTCCTGGTGAAGCGACTCGTGTTATTAACAACACTGAGTACGATTTGGGTATGTCATTTACCTCTGGATACGCAAAACCTGAGGTGAAAAAGGACTCTGGTAAAGTTATCTATATAGACAATAGGAGAGCGATCTCTCGCGCAGGCGACCAAATTGAAGACATCAAGATCGTAGTAGAGTTCTAAGCAATGCCACAGAATACCAACCTCAACATTAGTCCGTACTTCGACGATTTCGATGCGGACAATAATTTTTACAAGGTTCTGTATCGTCCTGGGTATCCTATTCAGGCGAGAGAACTTACTACGATGCAATCCATCCTCCAGAATCAGGTGGAGTCGATGGGTTCTCATATGTTCAAGGATGGCGCAATGGTCATCCCTGGACAGGTTGGTTATGACCTAGATGCTAAAGCAGTCCTTTTGCAGGCATCTTTCCTGGGTACCAACGTTGAAGAATATAGATCTCAACTTACTGGTCGTATCATCACTGGTCTGACCACGGGTATTCAAGCAAAGGTTCTCTTCTCTATTAGCTCTACAGAATCTGAGCGTGGTTATATTACCTTATATCTTAAGTACATCACTTCTGGTGGTGAAGACAGCGATGCTCGTACATTTGTTGAGAACGAGCAGCTTGTCTGTGATGCAGAACTAACATATGGTAGTGCCCTGATTGAAATTGGCACACCATTCGCACAGTTGCTTCCTACTACAGCAACTGCTATTGGTTCTACTGCAACCGTTGCTAACGGTGTTTATTTCATCCGTGGATACTTTGTTGATGTCCAAGAACAAACAATTATCCTGGATCAATATGACAACAACCCCTCTTATAGGGTTGGTCTAGAAATTTTTGAATCGATCGTTACTCCCGAAGACGATCCCAATCTTAATGATAATGCAACTGGTACCTCGAACTATTCTGCTCCTGGTGCACACCGTTTCCGTATTAGAGTATCTCTTACCAAGAAGGTAATTGATGACGATACTGATAAGAACTTCATTGAACTGCTGCGTATTAACAACGCATCGGTTGAGTCTTTTGTAGAAAGAACTGCATATAACGAATTTGCTAAGGAACTTGCTCGTCGTACTTTCGACGAATCTGGTGACTATTCGGTTCGCGATTTTGAACTCCGTATGAGAGAGCACCAGGATGACGGTGCTAATGGTGGTGTATATCTACCCAATCAAACATCTCCTAAAGGAATTAAGTCCAGCAGTGCATACTATGCACTTGAGGCATCTCCTGGTAAGGCATATGTTCGTGGTTACGAAGTGGAAACTCTTGTACCCACATATATTGACGTTCAAAAACCCAGAACAACAAAGGCACTTCAAAACTCGATCGTTCCGTTTGAACTCGGCAATTATATGCTGATGGATAACGTCAAGGGTTCTCCTATCGTCAATGGTTCAAATATCAATGCCAACTATCAAGTTCTGGAGTTCCGTGATGTTGCACCTAATGGAAATCTGACTGCATCTGGTCAAGTTATTGCATATGCACGTTGTGCTGCATACGAACATCACTCTGGTTCAAACGTAGCAGCTGCCGATACTCAGTACAAGACATATCTATTTGATATCCAACCATTGACGGTGTTCCATATGAGCACCCCTGTTACTGCAGGTCAAGGTGCAGTAATTCGTGGTAGAACATCTCGCGCTAAAGCATTTATTGTTGATGCTCAGGCAGGAAATGCAATCTTCACTGTATATCAGGTGTATGGTACTTTCCGTACTGGTGAAGTTATTGAGAGAGACGGTGTTGAAATTGGAACTCTGACAAATTCTTTCCAGTTTGAAATCACCGATGCAAAGGGTGTTACTGGTAGAGATCCCGATACCAATTCTATCGTGTTTGCTGGTGATATGATTCTCGATGATGAGAAACTGATTGCTGGTACAAACTTCAATGTTAATAGTGGCACACTTACTGGTACCAAGTCCAACTTTACTTTGGACCTGCGTCCTGGTGATGTTCTGACTCCCAATGGTACCGATACATTTAGTATCTCGACACTGACAACAGTTGGTAGCTTGGTAAGCACTGTTACTAATGCTTTGTCTGCTGGTGGTTCTTCATCTGGTGTTGCTAATGGTGACTATGCATTCCTTATTCGTCGTAGAGCACAAGTCTATGATAAGGAGACTGCAGATCTTCTGATCGAGATGCCCAAAGAATCTATTCGTCAAATCACTGATGAATCGGCAATCGTTGCACGTTCTTTTGATGACATCACGGTTACTGGTGCAAACGACTTTACGATCTCTCTGCCTGCTGACGAACAGTTCCTGGCATACGATAAAGATCACTACACCCTCGTGTCACTGGCGCCTACAGCAGGTACCATTATTGACATCGAACCAAATCTGACGTTCAACACAACTGGTACACCCAGAACATCTCTGACCGTTTCTGGTCTTGCTGGCGTTTCCACCTGTCGTCTTATCGCTTCTATCTCTAAGAACCAAGCAGAGAAGAAACTGAAGAATGCGACTGAAATGCAAGTGATGAGAGTCGAAAAGACTAACATCTCATCTGACGCACCCAAGTATGGTCTTTCTTACGGTTCCCTCTATGGTACCCGTATTGAAGACGAAGAAATCTCTCTGGGTTGCTCTGACGTATATAAGGTACACGCTGTTTACGAGTCTCTCGATGACAACGGTGCCGTCGTGCCTTTCATCACGATGCAGGAAGCAACTATCTTCCAGAAAGGTACTATCATCCAAGGTCAGACCTCGAAAGCAAAGGCAAGAGTTGTTGACTTCAACTCAGTGTCTTATGTTTGCCACTTTGTATATGAGAACGATGCGTTCTTCCAACTTGGTGAAACAGTTCAAGGTTTTGATGCTAACAACAACGTAATCAGTGGCATCATCAATGATGCAGATGGTTCTATCAGTAATGGTAGTAAGAATATTACATCTTCGTTCTTCCTGGATGCAAACCAGCAAGGACATATGTATGACATCTCCAAACTGATTCGTTATGCATCGTCTACAAGACCTCTAAGAAAACTCAAGATTGTGTTTGACAGATTCGTTCACGAAGCAACTGGTGACTATTTTGCTTCCGAATCTTATGTCGGTATTGACTATGATGACATTCCGACATTTACTCAAAACGGCGTTACTAAGCAACTGAGAGATGTCCTTGATTTCAGACCTGCTGTTACTCCTGTTTTATCTGGTTCTGGTACAGTTGGTTCTCCGTATTTTGTAAACTGTGCTTCCTTGGACTTCAAGGATCGTGGTTTTGCTTCTGGTGGTGTTGCAAACAATGCAACGATCATCGATATCCCCAAACCAGAATCTGACTTCCGCTGCGACTATGACTTCTACCTGGGTCGTATCGACAAACTGTTCCTGACAGATCAGCAACAGTTTAAGGTCATTAAAGGTACTCCTGGCGAATCGGGTGAACTCCCAGCAAACATTGACAATGCAATGCTTCTGGCAACCATTGTCCACAAACCATATGGTTATTCTCCCGAAGACGTTACCATCGTTCGTGAGAACAATCGTCGTTTCACGATGCGTGACATCGGTGCGATTGAAAAGCGCGTTGACCAGTTGGAGTATTACACTTCACTGAATATGCTTGAATTGGAAACCAGCACTCTGTCTATTAAGGACAGTGACGGTTTCGACAAGTTTAAGAATGGATTCCTGGTTGATAACTTCACTTCCTTTGATTCCGCTGCAACCACTCACGAAGATTTTGGTGCATCTGTAGACTTCAAAGAAGGTGTTCTGCGTGCATCTCACTATACAACTAACGTATCTCTTGAGTATAACGCTGGATCATCTTCTGGAGTTACCCTCCACGAAACTGGTACAATCACTCTCCCATATACCGAGACCAGATTCATTGTTCAACCCTATGCATCTCGTGTTGAGAACGTTAACCCGTTTAACGTGTTTGCATACATCGGTCGTCTGGATCTGTTCCCGTCTTCCGATGACTGGATCGATACCCGTAGAGCACCCGACCGTGTTGTAAACATTGAAGGTGACTTCAACGCAACTATGCTGCGTTTTGGTGCAGACTTTAATACTGGATTTGCTCCTACACAATGGCAAGCGTGGAGAACTAACTGGTCTGCTACATCAACTTCATCCAGCAGTCAGTTCTTCCGTGGTCCTGGTATTCGTTGGGTCACTAGAACAACTCGATCGACAACAACGTCTCAGACAAGATCTGGTCTTAGAACTCGTGTTGTTCCTAGAATTGACCGCCAGTCTCTTGGTGATCGTACTATTGAACGTACTGTGGTACCGTTCATTCGTTCTAGAAACATTGCATTCAAGATCCAGCGTCTGAAACCCAACACAAGATTCTACGCCTTCATCGATAACGTAGATATCAATTTCTACGCTTCTCCCAGACTGCTGGAAGTTATCAAGAACACTGTTGAGGATATTAGAACTAACGATACTCCTTTTGTTGAAGGTGAGACTGTTGTTGGTCAAACTTCTGGTTGCCGTTTGAAACTGGTCAACCCCAGAACTGGTTTTGATGATAACTTGTCTCCGTACAACTCGGATGATGAACTGGCAGCATCTTATGCATCTACCACTCCATATCTCAACATTGATACCAAAACAATGTCTGAGACTGTTGCTGGTGCATACTATGGTAACCCCCTAGAAGGTGAGATCCTTGTAGGTGCTACCTCTGGTGCTCGTGCTGTTGTGAAACCGAAGCGTATGGTTTCTAACACTAATGGTGACCTAGAAGGTATCATCTGGATTCCCAACCCCGCAGTTAACACCAACCCCAGATTTGCAACTGGTACTCGTGTTATTCGTGTTACAACTTCCTCCACAGACTCCAGAGTTCCTGGTGAAGTTGACTCTGCTGCACAGCATAACTATGTTGCTTCTGGTGTTATCGAAACCAAGCAGCAAACCATTCTTGCAGTTAGAAACGCTGATCTTGTTAGAGACACTGTAACCCAAGACAGAATTGTCAACAGCAGTTCTACCAGCGTTCGTGACACTGGTTGGTATGACCCTCTTGCTCAATCCTTCTTGGTTGAGTCTAAGGGTGGCGCATTCCTGACTAGCGTTGACATCTACTTCAGAACTCGTGACGAGAGAATCCCCGTCTCCTGTCAGATCAGAGAGATGGCAAATGGTTATCCCACTACCAAGGTTCTGGCATTCTCTGACGTTACTCTGCTTCCTTCCCAGATCAACCTGTCTGAGAACGGTACAATTCCCACCAAGTTCACATTCCCATCTCCTGTGTATGTGGTTGAGAACCGTGACTATTGTGTGGTTATCCTTTCTGACTCCAACGAATACAAGCTTTGGATTTCCAGAATGGGTGAGGATGACGTAACTAGCGACAGAACGATCTCCGAACAGCCTTATGCTGGTGTTCTGTTCAAGTCTCAGAACGCATCTACCTGGACTGCTGACCAGTACGAAGACCTTAAGTTTGTCCTCTACAAGGCAGCATTTGATACCGCAAGCGGTATGGCAGTGTTCAACAACGCTAAGTTGGACATTGGTAACGGTGGCATTGCACAACTCCGCAATAACCCGATCGAGACAACCAAACCACAAGTCAAGATCATCCTTAGCGATGCTACAGCAAACTTCACTATCGGTGCTGAGTTGACTCAGACTGATACTTCACCTGCACCTTCCGCGATTGTTCGTGAAGTTGTTCAAGGTGTTCAAGGTTCTTCCAACGCTTACATCATTGTTGATGACCTTGTTGGTACCTTCCGTGAAGGTGTTGCTTCTGGTAACTCCTTCATCTATAGATTGGTTTCTTCCAGATCTGTCGGTGACATTGTTATGACTGGTGTATCTGGTACATTCCAAACGGGCGAGTCTCTTACTAACGGTACAGGTGCAACAGCAACTGTTACTGCTTGGGATGCTGGTACTGGTACTGTTACCGTCAAGTCTGTAACTGGTACATTTGCTGCTGGTGATGCTATTACGCAAACCGTAAATAGCGTAGTCGTTGCTTCTGGTACTATCCAGTCTGGTGGCGTTACTCTGACTGGTGACGACATCAATGATTATCCCTCTGCTCCAATCTCATACTTCAACGAAGCAACTGAAATCACAGTTCGTCACGCTAACCACTGTATGCACGACAGTTCCAACTCGGTTCTGATCCAAGGTGCTATCTCGGAAGTTTCTCCGACGATTGTTGACTCTGCATACCATACAAATGGTATTACTGCAACAGATGGCGTTACAAACTCCTTCCAGTTGCACGTACAAGATGCATCTGCATTCCATACCATTGTTAACGGTGAGAACATCAGCAGTTCCAACAAAGGATACTTGGTTCTCCGTGATCCTGAGATTCCTAAGCAACACTTTGAGATCATCGAATATCAAGCGATCTCTTCCGATGGTAAGATCATCACCATTCCTGCAGGTGGTCGTGGACAAGCAGGCACTGCTGCTCTGGTACACTCCTCGAATAGTATTGTTGAATGCTATGTCATCGATGGTATCCCTCTGACAGAAGTGAACAAACTGCACACTCAGATTGGTAACCCTGGTCTGGACTACTATAAACTCGCAGTTACCTCAGTTTCTACTGCAGGTATTGTAAGTGGTGGTTTTGATGTCACTGCAACTCAGAACGTACAGTTTGATCAACTGTATCCTCAACTTCAGATGAACGTTTATCCTGAGACTGAGGTTACACCTAGACTCAACGCTGTGTCTGGTACATCTATCCAAGATGGTAATAATGTTGAGCAGGCATCCTTCATCAATGATGGTGTTTATTATGATATGATTCCCAATGAGGATAACTATCTTGACCAACCCAAACTGGTTTGTTCTCAGGTTAATGAAGATGCTAGATTGTCTGGTTCTAAGTCTCTGAACGTTCAACTGATTATGACCACTGAGAATACAAACATTTCTCCTGTGGTTGACACCGATCGTTGTTCACTCATCACTACGATGAATAGAATTAATGACCTGAGTGTTGGTGAGAACGACGCTGAGAAAGCAACTGGTGATAAGACTGAAGCAGTTTATCTGACTAAAGTCATCAATCTCCTGAATCCTGCAAATACCCTTAAGGTACGCTTTGAGGGATGGAGACATCCATCTACTGAGATTCGTGTAATGTACAGGATTCTCCCCGTTGGTGCTTCCCTGTCTATGGATGAGGTTGGTTTCACATACTTCAATGGTAACGGTCTTGAAGACAAGACTATCCAGAAGACTGAAGACGAACTCTACAGAGATTTCGAGTATAGTTATGAAGGTCCTGAGTACACAACTGCTCAGGTTAAGATCCTCCTCACATCTTCCAACCAGTGCTTCGTACCTACTATCAAGAACCTTCGTGTAATTGCTCTTAGCGATTTGTAATGCCTAAACCAAAATTTCTGCAAGTTGAAGGACATCCCGAACTAATTCGGGATTCCTCATCTGGAGCAGTGCTAAATACATCAAATGAAACGCTTGGCACTGCTGCCAAGAAACGGAAACAAAAAGATGATGAGATCAACACTTTGAAAGATGATGTTGATGTGCTAAAATCTGATGTGACCGAGATTAAATCTCTTCTCAAATCATTACTGGAGACCTTAAAATGAGCGCAACTGAAACTGAGACTATGACCGAAGAAGAACTTCTTAATGACTTCAAACGTCGATTCACTGCTCTCCGAGACGAAAATCAACAACTTGCTGCTAAGGTTCGTGACAACGAACAGCAAATGCTGAAACTGCAAGGGGCAATCGAAACCCTAGAATACCTAGGACAAAACACTGTTGACGAAGCGGAAGCAGAATAATAAGAGGGGACCGCAAGGTCCCCTTTTTATTTGTCGTATAAATATCAAAGAGGCAACTACCCATAGTGGGATCCATATAAACAATGGCAAATAGAATTCAATTAAGGCGTGATGGTGCTCAGCAGTGGGCAAACATCAACCCAATCCTTGCTCAAGGCGAACTCGGAATCGAGATCGATACTTCACGTATCAAGATCGGTGACGGTGTTACCCCGTGGAACTCGCTTAGGTATGAGCGACCACTAGAAACTGAATCTAACGCTGCAAACACACTCGTTAAGCGAGACGCTGACGGTAACTTTGAAGCAGGTGCGATTAGCGCAACTCTGATTGGTAATGCCTCTACTGCCACCAGACTTGCTAGTGCACGTCAGATCCAGTTGACTGGTTCTATCACTGGTTCTGGTTCTTTTGATGGATCCTCAAACCTGAACCTGGCAACCAACCTGGAGTTGGTTCCCACACTGCCTCACTATAATCCTAACGATCCTGATGCCACCGCACTGTACTCCCGAGTACAGGTTGACTCTCGTGGTAGGGTTGTCGGCGCTAGTTTGGCGTCTACCCTTGCTGAGTATGGCATCACCGACGCTCAACCCCTTGACAGTGATCTGTCATCTCTTGCCAACCTAACTACCTTCGGTACTCTCACCAGAACTGCTACTGGTGTTATTGTAACAAGAAACCTGACTGGTGGTGCTGGTCGTATCATCTTTACCAATGCTGATGGTGTTGCTCAGAACCCGTTCATTGACCTTGCTGATACGGCAGTTGTTGTTGGTACTTACAACGTAGAGTCTCTGAATTCAGTTGTTGCCAACGGTCCTGCTGGTGAACCATTTGGTACTGAGACTGTCAACGCAACTAGATTCAGTGTTGACCGTTATGGTCGTATCACTCAAGCAATCAATGTACCTATTGCTACTGCAACTGAAGGTAGTAAGTATGGTGCATACAATGCTGGTACCGCATACTCTCGCTACGATATTATCGAAGAGGGTGGCAAGGTATATCAAGCATATCTTGACATTGTTGCTGGTGCAGGTGCTCCTACCCACAGCACTGGTGATGTAAATGGATGGAGATTCCTCAATAACGCTGCTGTGGAGCAGAAGGGTCTTGCTTCGTTTGCACAAGAAGATTTCGATGTAGACGCTAATGGGCACGTTACTATTGCATCGGGTGCTATTGATAATACTCAGCTGCAAAATAATCGCATTATTTACACTGACAGAAATACTACTCAAGAGTATATTCTTGACAATGAACTGACAGCAGTAAATGCCTTCAATGGTTTCGACTACCTGAACCACATCTATATTAATGACACTTCAGGTAATCTCCTATTCACCGCCAACAATGTTGATAACACTGGTGCTGGTGGTGTTGATATTAATGTTGACACCCATATTAGTGGCGCTAACATCGTCCTTGATCGCCCTGGCACTTCTCCGCTTCAAACAATTGAGAGGACTGCGGGTTCTCTGAAGATCTGGCATAATGTCAACTCTGCAACTGACAGAACTCTTGACATTATCAGTAATAACGCAGGCGCTGGTACAGCGACTCT